CTCCAGGCCAATTATCTACATACCATGACCCTAATCTCCAAGTTGTTACTGCTGATGTATTTTCAAAAGCTGAATCATCGTCGTCTATTACTGTGGCAGATACGCTCGTTGCACTTGAATACGCTGTTATTTTAGCAGCACCCCATTTAGAGGCCTGTTGTAATCTAACATTTCGTCCAACGTCACTAGCTGAAAATAAAGAAGCCGAGGCGGTAAGCGTAACATTACCTGTTGTTGCGGAAGGAGTAATAGTTGTACTAGTTGTGTTTTCTTCTAAATACGGGCCATCTCCATAATCATAATCAGATAAAGTCCATGAAGTATGTCCGGTTCTACTTAGTTGTCTAGGAACATGTTCTTTATGGCAAATATATAAAACATCTGCAGATTGAGTAAATCTAAGATCGAATACTTGGGCAGTTGTGTATGTTGTACTTATTTCATAAGGAGCGCCGCTACTTTGTATTTGTCCTTCATCTTTGTAAAAGCGAATATAATTGTTTCCAAATTCAAGAACGTATGCCTGTATAGTAGAAAATACAAAAGGCACTAGTCTAGTTTTAGCTGATTCGGTTTTTATCGCAGAAATATACCTAGTTCCAGGTCTTTTATCTACAGGGCCATGAGGAAAGGTGTAGAAGTTTTCTAATTGTGAGACGGCATCTTTATATTTAGCAAGTTCTATACGTCCTTCTAATAAAGGACTAAATTCACCTGCTGTAAAATTAGTTTGGAAGGTATCCGCCCTAATTCCAGAATCTGCCGGTTTTTTTGTTGCCATTAAAGGTCGCCTGATCCGATACTTGTTCCTTTAAATCTAGAATCTATCCATAGATTAGCCTCTATATCTTCAGGATAGTCTGATTGAGCATCAACTGATTTAGCATCTTTAAGATGTAATCTATAAACAGTTAATAGTTCCTCAGCTAATGTACTACTTTGCGTTAATCTTTCGCAAACAGTAGCAGCTAGTCTAGCAGCTAAGGCTTGAACAAACATAGAATCGTATTCAGTGACTGTTTCGTTCTTATAAACATATCGTATATTAATTGGATTAGAATCTGTTAAAATAAAGCGACCTTCTATTTTATATTTTGGATTATCTTCTATATCTAGTAATCGAATCAAATCGGTTGGCATATCAAATCTATGATTAAAACCAAAAATAGGAGTAGTAGCGTCTAAAGAAGGAGTTGCTTGCTTTATTGCAAAATTCCATTTATGATCTCTTAGTACAGCATCTCTAACTGTTTCATAAACAGTATTGATCGCATTAGCTGCCGCCGTACCATCAGAAAAACTTGTAATTGTATTGTCCCCCACGTGCATGAGGGCTAAATTTGCTATTTCTACTTTTGAGGTTGCCATATAAAGTTCCCCCGGCCGAAGCCGGGGGTCCCGTAAGGTTGTTAATCTACGACATACATAATGTATGCGTGAATTGTACCTGTTATTGAAGCTCCACCCGTTGTTAATGAAACAAGGGTTTCTGCCGTATAGGTATATCCAGCCATCGTATCGATACGACCAACAGCAGGAATCATAATACCAGCAGAAGAAGAAGCTGCAGCTGCGTGTAATCGATCTACGTCGCCAGCATCGCCAAGAGCCAAAGTAGAACTTGAGCCCAAAGCATCGTGCCAGACTTTAAAATCTATCACGCGAGCATCTACAGGAAGCTTCCATAATTGGATCGTAGATCCAGAAGCTAACGAAGATGCTTCATATGAGTCATACATTACTCTGACGCGACCGTGAGCATCTCTAGGGAGGATATGCTCAACGGGCTCAGCAGTTATTTTAGTGTAATTTACACCACTAACAGTAGCCATGAGTTATCTCCTTATTCGTCACAGATAATCTCGATCATTTTCTCTTCTTCCATTCGGACGGCGCCGAAAGAAGCTGCAGAGTAAACTTGAACCGAGTTACGTTTGTCACGTCTAGGACCGATTTCAGCCTGAATTTCTGATCCCATTGCAAGAAGCATGCCGGACCAAACCCAACAAGGGAGGCGTCTATGTGCGGTACTAGTAGTAGTTAATAATCGCTCACACTCAATGAACTTAAAGCCCATGTAGTATGGCACTTCACCATGAACCAGCGCTTTGATTTCACTCGTGTCAACGTTATGAATCAAAGAGTTTGCCAACAAATCAGTCATTTGAACAGCTGAAATGGAAATAAACCTAGGCTCTGATTTATCGTTCTGAGCAGCAATAAGCATTTGGCGTGCTTTTCGTAGCTTAGGAACGGTTAATCCAGAATCCGCGGCACCACCAGATTCAACATAATCAACAGCGATTTGCTGTCCTGCTGGGAATGTAGTACTCGTGGCACCAGTTTTTCCTGTATATGCCGTACCGAAAAAGTTTTCGATAATAACATCGTCCATGGAACGACCTAGTGCGAATGCTGCATTTTGAGCATATGGAGAAGTCGGGTCAATAAGCAATCTTATACGATCCTTACGGTCGATCAGATCAGCCCAGTCGAAATCTCTCAAGTGGACTCGTCTACGATCATGTGGAGTTTCGATCAACGGAGTGTCTGCGTGTCGAGTAAGTACTTCAACCGCGGCCGTTGGTCCTATCCGATCATAGAACTGGAATTCAGCATTCTGAGTCTCATTCCGCATGTATGGTCGTAAAACAGAGCCCTTTTGTTGCAAAAGAAACTCTACATTTGACCGGTACTGATTTACAAATGCGGTAGTTATCTGATTAGACATCTTATAATCCTCAGAAATAGTTAATAATATTTGCTAAATCGCTTGAGCTACCCTAACGGACCCTTGCTTCCCCTTTTACATCCGAGGCAAATGATGACGGACCTAATACTTGCGGCTACCCGATTTCTTTTTCTTTTTATCTTTTTTAGGTGGTCTTCCCTTTTTACTTCCGTATGTTCCTTTTCCTTTTGGCATTATTTTTTACCCTTTTTGTTAGCTAAAACCCGTTTTGGAAGATTACCTTTATTTTTTTCTTTTCTCTTATTTTCCATTCTCGCGGTATTATCTTTTAAAACCTTTTTTTCATATTGGTTTTTTGTATCCGCCCATTTTTTATACTCTTTAGCTAATGCTGGATGTTTCTTTTTAATATCTTTGGTGATTTCTTTAGTGCGCCTTTTATTTTTCATATCTCTTGTCAGCTGAGAGCGCGCGGTACGTCCTTTAATAACCATTATTCCTCCATAGGTGGATAAGCAAAATCGTGTAAGGTTGTCATTCTTTTTACAGCTTCTTCATGACCTGGACCTGTTCCATGATATTGTTCCATAAATTGAGCGTTACCATGTAACTGGGCTATTTCAGTTTTAGCTTGTTCAGGAGTTAGGATGGATGTTCCTTTTCTTCCTGCCTTTCCTTGTGATCCTTTTTCTAATAATTGGGCTCCTATTTTAGCTGCAAACTTTATCATCTCAGGATGGTTTCCTAATCTGCTAGTATCTAAGTATTCTTTTAAACTATCAGAACCAAATGTGTCTACAGCTGCTTTAGCCGCTTCTACTTGATCTGTATAAGCAAGACCAAAATCTTGTCGAAGTTCTGTATCCCACTGTTTTTCTTGTTCTTCACGGTTAGTTGATTCTTTTTGAGAATATTGCCCTTGGAATTCATTATAAGCTTTATACATTTTATCCGCTTGTTTTTGACTTAATCCAGCGTCATGCATCGACTTTCTAAAGAATTTTTCCATGTCTTCATTTTTCTGAAATCCTTCAGGAATAGAAGTTTCATCAAACTTATATCCTTCTCCTTCAGGACCGTGGGGTCGTCCTATAGAGTCATAAAATTTAGACCATTCAGCGCCATCTGCCTCTTCTACAGGCATGGGTAATCTTTGCTGACCAACCATTTCTTGGGCAGAAATATAAGATTTTGCCATACTATTAAGATCATTAATATCTTGTAACGCAGTATGATCTTTATATTCTGGGGCTAAGTGTTCTTTAAAATTATACTGTGGATCTGTTAATGTTGTTGAAGGCTCGACTGCTTCATCCATTGCCATATGAAATCTCCTGTTCAATTTCTTCCATTAACTTATGGAAATAACTTGCGTCTTTATTAATAAATTTAATTAAAGCT